ACTATAGGCATCGGCCATTCCATCATCGTCATATCCAATACCGATAGCTAAACATTCGTCGTCGCTCCATAGGTCATAGGTGCCATCCTCATTGTCGGTTATATGCGGCACTCCTCCTATCGCACGGATTTGCGCGGACATAATGTCGTTCGTCGTAGCGTGGTAGCGTATCTGTACGGTATGCTCTGCCATTTCTGCCCCTTAAATCAGTACATTTCCAACACAGAAACCATGTTATATGTGTCGCCTTCCGGGTCAAGCCCTGGAGGGATCCTCTGGTCTATCCAAAACGGATAATCCGTCGATGCCGTCATGTTCATTAAGAAAACAGAGCTGATCCATGTGCCGACATTGCCGGTGCCAATCTGCGTCGTAAAGGTGATGGTGGTCGTACCAGAAGCGGTCGAAACCGTGTCTATCTCTTTTGCCACGCCGCTGGGGAACAAAACCATGTCTCCGCTTCTCCATATCTCTACGTTCACATCCTCGGCCACTTCAACCGTGCTACCGTCTGGATTTCCGGTTACAACCGCGCCGCCGTACCGAGCCTCTGTTCCGGCAAGGTCAGCCTCTGTGTCTCCTGCGTTTGCGCTCAAAAAGACATACGCAGGAAACTTCGACCCCTGCCCCACACCCACATACATCGATCCATCAATATCCGGTCTCACCCACATTTTGTCCAAAACCGTATCCCCGGTATGCATCTGGTTCACATTTATTGGCAAAAAAAGCTCATTAATGGCGCCATCTGTAATGGCATCTCCTATCGCGCCGCCTTCATTGGTTGCCGATCTGTAGTATGTCAATGTCATTTGTTATCCTTTTTGTTAATTTATTTTCACAAGCGTAATCTCGGCCGTAAAGTAGTCCGACCCCTCAGAAACAGGCGTAAACACAGGCGGTTTTTCATACGCGAACGACACATCAACAGCCGTGCCGTCGTCATATATCGCGCTATACACGCCGCCAATGTTCATATACATGTTCATAATCTCCTCACGCTGTGCATCCGTTACCCATCCGTTCCTGTTAGACTGGAGCGTCATGATGGGTGTCGTCACCTCTTGCACCCATACAATGCGTGACCCGGCCGCGCTTTGTCGCACATTGCTTGAAAACGTATTCGGGTGCATCTCCTCTTTGACAAAAAGGCTGTTGTGCGAAAATACGACATTCCCAAGATGCTTCACGCACTTCATAGTCCCCCCTCACTTGCCATGTACCGGCTCAATGCAGCAGCCACCTCTTCGTCTGCCATCATTGGGTATGATGCACCGCCTATGTGCAGATTCACAACGGCCGGGTTAGCCATCACCGCTCCGCTGCCAGTACTGCCTCCAACCGCGCCGCCGTCTGCAAACTTAGGCAAAGCAAGGCTGTTTAGCGACTTCAAAAAGTCAGCACCGTACCTGTCGACAGCCTCCCTGCGAAGCACGAACTCTCCTCCGGTCAATTTCGCATTCACCTTGTCACTGTCCATAGGGTCGTACCCAGGCACGCGACCATACCCTCGAAACACGCCGCCCTCTGCCAACCGCTGCGGCATCAGCCCGCCCGCGCTGTTCTCATATACCTTTTTTACGTGTACGATGTGCGTGCTGTGTGTGGTCACTTTCAGTGCGTTTATGGCGCGTATTGCAAGTCCTGTGTCACCCTTGACGGTATGTGTACTTTTTGTGGGCGTAAGTAGTTTTCTTACCTCTCCTTCTACCGCAGGCACGTTGCTCTTAACGGTGTGTGTACTTTTTGTGGGCTTTTCAAGCTTCTCCTGTTCTTTTTCTATCTTTGGGATGTCGCTTTTTATTGTATGTTCGCTCTTGGTTGGCTTCTCAAGTTTTTTGACATCATTCTCTACCTTGTCCACGTTTGAACTGATCTGAAGTTTTGTGTCTATAGGCTCTTGCGCCTTTGCTCTTTCTCTTGCAAGCGCCTCATCAACGCCTGTCGTGTCAACATCGAATTTTAGGCTGTAATCTGCATCAAGCGTGTCAAGCTTTGCTTTTAGATGGCCTAGCGTACCGGCAAGAGCCATTGCGTTTTTATTTTGAAGGTCTGTTGTATTGGCACTCTTCTGCCACGCATCAAGCTGTTTTTCAATTGCGTCTATTTCTTCTTGCAGCGCTGCCGCTATCTTGTCGCGCGTTTCCTTTGTAATGCTTCCGTGTTTGGTGACCTCCTCATCCGCTTTCTTGTACGCTTCGCCTATGTTCTCTATCTTTGCAGTGTGATCTTCCATTGTTTGAGCGCTTTTCGCGTCTGCATCCGCCGCCCTCTTCATGCTGTCAGTATAATTGTCTGCCAGCTCTACCGCACCGGCAGTTGCCCCAACCACTGCTGCAATGGCTGCACCCCACGGGCCTGCAAGACCTATAACTTTCGTTAACCCGCCCCACAGAGATGTCACCGCTGTTGTCATTGATGCTGATGCACCTACGAAAGATGCAGAAGTTGCACCCATAGTGGCAGCCTTCGCACCAAATAGAACCATAGACCCCTGCGCTATTTTAAGCGCTTTTGTAAAAAGATAGATAGATGCTATCATCTTTGCATTGTCAGCGACAAAACCTGCAGCAGTGGCCGCATACTTGCCAATTGTGCCGCCTATCTCGCCTATGGTTTTCGCCAGCCCTGCTATTTGGTCAGCATACTTTTTGATGGTCTCGTCATCCATAGAGTTTATCCACTCCACGAATTTGTCTACCATCTCTTTGAGTTTTGGCAGAAGCTCTTCGCCGATCTTCCCGGCTATAACCTTGAGACTGTTACCTACCCTGTCGAACTGTGCATTGAAACCTTCAGAAGCTGTCTTGTACTCTTTTGTTAGGGAAGTGTTCTCTTTCCAAGCTGTACTCGACGTTTTTAGTGCCGTAGAAAGTTTGCCTGTAGCACCCGACAGCTTCAGCATGGTTTGCGCTGCACCAGACCCGGACAGTTTCAGGTCATCAAGTGTCTTTATTTTTGCAGACTTTTCCATTTTGCCGAGTGATTCAAGGAAAAGCTGTATTGCTTTTACAGGCTCATCTTTGATCATTCTTGAGAAGTCATCGGATGATACACCGGCAACTTTTGCAAAGTCTTTTGTATTCTGAAGCATAAGCATCATCATTTTACTTACTGCGGTACCGCCAAGCTCCGCACTGACACCGACATCTTTTAATGTGGCAGAAAAGGCTATCACTTCGTCGGCGGTCAGGCCGAATGTCTTGCCGGTCCCAGCTATTCTCTGCGCATAATTTACAAGATCACCCGCTGATGCGGTGGTTGTGTTTGATAGTTCGTTTATGGCTGAGCCAAGGTTCTCATAATTTTTTACAGGGATGCCAAGAGAGTTGCCAAGCTGCGCCATCGACGTCGCTGCCTGCTCGGCGCTCAGGTCTGTAGTTGTTGCCATCTTCGTGATGACTTCGGTAAACTTCAGTATGTTGTCAGACCCGCTTATGCCAAGCTGTCCAGCGGTTTCGGCTATCTGCTGTAGTCCTTCAAGCTTCACACCGGCCATAGATGTGGACATCTCATACAGCTTCTCTTTGAATTTGTCCATCTCCTCACCAGTCATGCCCGTGGTTTTTGCTACCCCGATGAAACCTTCCTCTATCTCCGCTGCTGCTGACACAACCCCTTTTACGCTTTCAATGGAAGCATATGTCGCGACGATCGCTGCAAGTTTCTTGTGAAGGCCGTCGGCCGCAGCACCGACCCTCTTAAACGCGGCTTCTTGCGATGCTGCATTCTTTGTGCTTTTTGATGAGGCTTTTTTTAGCTTGTCAATCTCTTTTGTAAGCGTGGCTATCTTGCGGTTGGCTTCGGCTATATCTGCCGAAACCTTGATGTGCATTTCCTGATCTTTTGCCATTACAACCCCCTCAGTCTTGCTATGACAGCGCGATGCTCGTCCGCTGTCATCTGTTTTTTGGCCTTTTTTTCTTCAGGCTTCCGCTTTTTCTGTGAATGGGTGAACTCATCAACCATCTTTTTCCACTCCTCGTTCGACGCGTTCGACATGCGCACCGCAACCGCCATGTTCAGCGTCTCTTCGCGCTTTGCCTCCATAAGTTCTTCGATGGACTCCGAAAAAAACGTATGCCCGTATTCAAAGACTCTGCTGTGACCGTTCCGTATCAGTGCCGAGATCCACCCGGCGAAGGCTTTTTTCGCGCCTCTACCTCCTCTTTTGTGGTCTCCTTGCGTGACTGGTAAATGTTTCGCAGCGCAAGCTTCGCCTCTCTTTGAAGCGACGCGAACTCATCAAACGACATATTGAACGCTTCGGCCACCTCTTTCTCTTCTTTGGTCGTCATGGCAGGTTTGAACGTGAAATCAATAATCATCTCGTAAAGTTTGATCTCTGTCTCCGTACCGAAACGCTCAAAGTCCTCTTCCTTGAAGCCCTCCACTGCATCGAGTATGGCAAGGTAGCTGTCGTCCGTGCCTTCGTCTATGGCGCGCTTTCGGTATGCGACGGAAAGCTCTTTTACCGTGAATTCCTTGCCGTCAATGTCTACCTTGAAACTTCGTCTTGGTATGCTCTGCATATTCATCCTTTTTTAGTGTTCACTCAGCCGCCCGCAGGGGCAGCCTCGTCAGCACTACGCTGCAAAGAGATCGTCACCCTTGATGTTGATAAGTTTCGACTTTGACGGATCGGTGATCGTATCGTCCGCAAGCATCGTTGCCTGAAGTGAAATAGACGCGAAATCCTCCGCAGACACGACGTTGTATGATCCGTTCAGCTTCAGTGTTACCTTCTCGAACGTATATTCAATGTCCATCCCCTCTACCGCACACGCCACAAGTCGAAGCTTGCCAGTCGCAGCCTTCGCAGTAAACGCAGCAATGCTCCAGGCGTCATAACGCTTGTTAGAGTAGGTTACATGCAGCGTATCGCCCGCAGAAACAGCACCGCCTGCAAGCGCACGGATCGTACCTTTGTCATAGTCAACCGCATAGTCCGTACCTTCGACATACGTCACTGTATCGGTGTCATCTTTCACCGTAATAGCCGTGATGTGTCGCACCGGAAGCGCCTCGTCAGTATCCAGCGCCGTAATGGTTACCGTATCTGCAACATCCGTGCCGGCCGGTATTGTATTGCTTGTCAGTTTCCCTTTGAAGGCACGCGCGATCATTGTAGGGCTGATCTCAGGAGACGTGATGTCTGCCATAATCTCCGTTTTGGTAACAACCACCTTATCTGCCACCCCGACACTCCCGCACTGTCTTGAAATATGCTGAAGCTCGTCTTCTGTGATGTTGAGCGAGAACTCGTCAATAAGCCCGAAGTCCTCTTCTGCACCGAACGCGCCGTCAACATATGGCTTCCAGAACCCCTGTACGCCAGAAAGCGTAATGTAATCTGTTTTGTTTGCCATTTAGCATCCTTTTCCGTGTAATTTTCCAACGATGGTGTGAATAGCCGTCTGGAAAGACTTGTCGTCTGTAGACACTTTCCATCCCTGGTACTCCACCACACCTCTGTTTTTAAGCGCATAGTCGCGCAGTATCGCAAAGACCTCTTCGCTCTTTTCCGTTTGAGACACGACCAGCACCGTGAATTCCATTACCGATGTTCTTGCCGTATCAGCTTTCGCTTCAAACGGAACTATCATCGCGCTTCTGTCACTTCCTTTGACAAGTCCCTTTATGGTTGCAACGAACTCATCTGCGCCCATAACTAATGCAGCCTTCATCCAAGATCCTTACTCAAGTACAGCGCAACACTGTGCTTCATGTCGTCAATATCAAAATCTGTCACGCCATAGGTTGTCCCGTCAATGACAATGGTATCACCGTTCGACACAGAAGAGAGATCGTCGTATTTGCCCCAGAACACCTTATAGAATGTCTGCACCGCCTCATCGAACTTCTCCATAAACTGCCCGTTGATGTCAGCGCCGTTGTATGTCGCTACAACCCCGAACTCGTCAGGGTTGGTAAACACGTCAAGATCTGCTTCCATCTGCGCTTTGAAATTCATTATTCCTCTTCGCTTACCGCTTCAATCGCCTCGATGAGCTCCGACTTGTTCCCGGTTGCAGGAATGTCAAGGTACTTGCAAATAGCCTTCAGCTCGTCCACTTTCAGCGTTGAAAGATCCTCTGTCTCCTCAAAAAGTGCCTCGCCGTCATACTCAGGCTTTACATCACCTGCGATGACAGCAGCGCCACAGGCTTCAAGCCGCTCTGCACTTTTGCTGTCAATGTCAAGTACATCCCCTGCGCCGTAACGCTTGCCGCTGTGCTTAATAGCTGTCAATGCTGTCACTTTCACATCACACCCCCTACACTACCGTCGCAGAGACAATAGCATCGATTTGGTGCGGTGCAGGAAGCGGAGCGGACTGAAGCAGCGTCACACGTGCTGACGGGTCTTTCTCTTCCCACGATTTTGGGAACACAGGCATAGACACAAGCCCTGCTTCAAGGTCTGCAATGGCGCCGAAGTTACGTCTGAAGTCAGCAGTCGTTGATGTCATTATCACCGCATTTTTCGGGATGTAATACTGTCTTTTGGCATTCTCGTCAACATAGCTTCCGGCATATCTGTACACCGAGCCGCTGAAACCATCAGTCGTCACATCACCAAGATACGTCACGCCGCGCCCAAGCTGAGACGGCTTGATCTCACCCGTTGTCAGTCTGCGTGTGTCAAGTTTTTTAAGCACGTTTTCGTTACTCATGAATGCCGCTGAAGCATCGATGCCAAGAATGACAATGTCTGCATTTGCTTGTCCGTCATCGGCAATAAGGTCTGCCCACTCTCCAAAGTCGCCGAGAGGATCACTCGCCGCATCCGTCCAAACGTCGGTACCGGAAAGTGCAATCTTGTGGTCAGGATTCATCCCAAAATCAATGACCATGTTCATGCCGTCTCCGACAACATTCACTTTTCCAGTAACAAGTCCCTGCGCAGCCATCCACTCTTCGCGTCTGTTGATCTGCGCTTCGCCATCGGCAAGATTCTTCGCAAGTCTCACTTCGGCTCTGCTCGGCGCATCTCCTCCGTACATGTTTTCACCCGCAACTCTATCCCTGATGAGTTCTGCCGCCGTGGTAATGTACTTTGGCTTGATGTATGCAGGCTTGTACGAACGCGTAGCAAATCCCTGCTCCTCCATCAGCTTTCCTTCAATCACTGGCGCCACAAACGGTGCAAGTCTCTCATCACCTTTGACAATGTCAATGTCTACATGCTCGGTATCAAACGTCTCGACGGTACCAAACAGCGTGTCGAGCAAGAACATGTTAGTAGGGGCCTCTGTCCGCAACGCCTGAAGCATTGCACGTGTATCATAAATATCTACTGCCATTTTTTATCCTTTTAATTAATACTTACCGAGATCGCGCGTGGGGGGGTAACCGGTGTACGCTTTACCGGTGTTTTAAGAAAAATGCCGCGACCATTCAATGCAGTGCGCACACTGTCTGGTGTATGTGATCCCCCGAATACCAACTGATTTTCGTTAAATTCACCCTTCACGTACACAGCCACTTCCTTTACGTCTCCGGCAGATGCATCCGTATCCTGTGCAAGGATGGCCACCGGTGTTTCAGACCCGTCTGTTGCAGCATCATCGCTAAGCTTAAATTTCCCGTCTGCCGAAACTGCTCCGAGTACCGAACCTCTTGTTAGGTTATCTCCAGATGCGATTGTCACAGAATCTGTCACGATCTGTGTCGTCCCCGCAATCAGATTGTCAGGTGTATATACTTCCATTATCTCTCTCCTCTTGCTTTTTTAGCTGCCATCGCCATGCGCGCGGCGGCTTTTTCTACGTCAGACCTCTCGTCACCGGTACCGGTTGTAAGCTCGCCTGCTTTTGCAGCAAGGTTCGCGCCATCTTCCGATCTTGCAGAAGATGCGCTTTTTGCCCTTTCCTGCATCGCATCGTAAATAGCCACCTTCACATCATTCGCACTCTTGTTACTGTCCTTCTTCGCCTCGGCCACAATATCCTCATAGCCAGGCATAGCCACAGCATCGATAGCCGCAAGCCTCTCAGCTTCTGCCTGTGCGCCCTTCTGCATACCTTTCTCCTCCCCCTCTTTTACGAACAATGCCGCAATTTCAGGGTGCTTCTCTCTAATGAGATCAGCCGTAATCTCAGGTTGTTCCCCGTGCGCGCTCGCGATGATCGCGGAGGCGACACTTGGAAACTTCGTCTGAATAAAATCAGCGGTGATATCCGCATCTTTATACATTGCCATTCGTCACTCCTTTTTAAATTAGATTTGCGATCAACGCTTCAAAGGTGGTGATCTCATCGACCATCCCCGCCTCAAGCGCTTCGCGTCCGACCAGCAGATCGCCCTGTCCGAACCTATCCAGTACAGTATCTGTGGACACGCCGCGGTTTTCCGCGACAGCCTCGACAAAAATGTCACCAAGCTTGTCCGCCCATGCCTGTATCTGGGAAAGCCCCTCCGGGGTCGAAATGTCAGGTCTTTTGCGCGGGCTTACACGAGAAACGATCTCGATGCCACTGCCTTCTTTTTCACGCATCGTGAACACTACGCCAATGCTACCGACCATCGCAGTCTTTGACGCGGCAATATGATCAGCAGCCGAAGCGAACCAATACCCGGCACTCGCCGCAAGGTCGTCAACGTACGCCACGATCTTCTTTTTTTCTCTCGCAGCCACGATCATGTCAGACAGTTCTGCAATGCCTGAAGCCTCTCCGCCAGGGCTGTCAATGTTGAACAACACCGTATGCACTCTGTCATTCTCCAGTGCGGCATTGAGATCGCGTGCCAGCACCTCTGTGGACACGCCACCGCAAATGTCCGTAAAAAGAGAGCTGTATCGCACGATTGTCCCTGTTACCGGAATGATCGCCACCCCGTCACGCACCTCTGCCGTACGCGTGTTCTCAAGCGGCTTGCCAAGCTTTGCCGCAACGGCATCGATGTCGGTCTCCCTGTTCGCAATGTCAAGCACCATACGAAGTGCAGACGGCGTACTCAGCCACGGTGTCTCCTCGATGGCGCGCAATACTCTACTCATTGTTCATCTTCTCCTCTTCAAGGTCTATCTTCTCCGCTTTGGAGTTATCTATGCGTTTTAGTCCACTTTCCAGTATCAGCGCATTCTCGCGTTTGGCTATCATCGCATTCTGCTCAAAATCAGTACCCGTCATCTCTGCCGCTTCCTTCGTTCTGGTAGAGAATCCAGCCTCCACTCTTGCCACGGCAGCCTGTGTCTCTTTTACCGGGTCAAGCTGCCCTGGCTGCGGTCCGTTCCATGCCGCCTGGCAATATGCGGTGCGTATCTCCTCATCTTCAATGAATCCTGGAGCGTTTATAGCACCAATCAGCACAGCCTCATGTAGCCACTCTTCATAGATGGGTTGACAGAAGTTTTCGGCGAACCACGCACGCCGCGTCTTGAACGCTTTCCACGCCTCCAGCAGTGCCGCCCTTGAAGCAGAATAGCTTGATGAGAAGTGCTTGATGAGCAGTTCATAAGGCACCTGCAGCGCCGCGCCTACCTGCTTGACAATGGCCTGAACGAACGGCTCGAACGCCTGATTAGGCCTGCCTGGGTTCGCAGTCTCGATGCTCTCCCCCTCTTTCAACCCAACAATGAGCCCAGGAGCCAGCTCCATCGTTCTGTCATCTCCGTCATCTTCTGCTTCATCTACACCACCCATCGGATCGGGAAGTTCACCGGTCTCCGTTTTTATAAATACGGTGTAAAGCCCGCTGATAAGTGCTGATTCAAGCTCTGCTGTTGTGTACTCGCTTAGCACTTTCAGGCTTTCAAGCACAGGCGCAAGCACAGGAACTCCCCTTCGCTGTCCTGGTCTGCGACGCTCACACAGATGAATCACGTTCGGCCTGTTGCTTTTTTCACCGTACGCAGGTACATCCACCCACTGGTTTCGCATGCTGAATCCGCCGGGGTGGTACTTGCTGAAATGGTACGTAACAGGGTCGCCGTACTCTCCGACGGTAATACCGCCGGCTGTTTTTTCATTATCTGTCTTGTTGTTTGGGTTTGAAAGCCTGTCAGCCTCTATGAGCTGCACGGCCAGTGAAAATTTTGATCCGCGGTCAATATATGGAAGCAATGCGCACACATCACCGCTTAGCAGCGTAGAGTAGAACGCCACAACCTGAATGTCGCCAAACGTTTTTGTACGCTCAGCGTCACAGTTCTTGCTTTTTGCCCACACCTTCGAAAACTTGAACTCCACATCCTTCGCCCATGCTGAGGCCTCCTCTTCGGTGATGCCAAGCACTTCATGGTTTGGCTGCGCCTGTAGCACAAGTCCGCCGCCAATCGTGTTGTACCGCTTTGTGTCTATCCCGCCAGTAACAAGCGGCTGGTTTCGGTACGCATCGCGCGAACTGGTGCGAAGCTTCTCAAGTGATGGCAGATCGTCGGTGTCAGAACTGCCAAGACGCGCGTTCCATGTACGTGTCACACGCCTCTTCGTACTTGCAGCATCATACCCGCCGCCCGACATTGTCATTCTTGAGTGGATAGAGAAAGGCTTAGACATATGGCACCCCGCGCTTTACTTTCGGACGAGACTGGGAAGCGCCGCTTTTTATGTCATCGAGTACGCCCTTCCAACGAAGCATCGACTTTTCAAGCGTCTCAAGCTTCTGGCGCGTAAGCGTCCTGTCCCCGGTACCGTAACTGTACGACTTCAGCGCTGCCTTATACGCGGCTTTCGCCTCGTCATAAAACTCCTGCGCCTCTTCAAATGTCCACGTTGCCAAATATGCACCTTTCCAATGTAGTGTGCATATTTTCGCAAATATTCAAGTTTTAAAATATGGGTACTAAAAAATTATTCACTGTCACGCACATTTTTCAAATCGTCTGCCAATGCAATTACCACATCTGGATCAGTGAGCGGGTTTGATGCATATCCTCCGGTGATATGGCAATACACCTTTTGTATATTTCGAGTTAAAGTAAGATTTCGGGTTGCTATTTGAGCTGTTTTTCTAAATAATCAACGATGAATTTCTTCTTCATTTCAATACCGATTCCACGATGAATTTTTAGCAGCATTTTCATTGGAGAGAATAGACCGCCATCTAATGCATTGGTTGTATTGGGGATGGCAAGTTTCGGGTATCTTTTATAGGTGTATAGATACGGAAAGTTGCTTTTCAAGCTTTTGTATGCAGACCTTGTTCTTCTATGTGTATAATGCCATTTTCCTGTCTTTTCATTGTAGGATTTCTCTTGTAAAAATGTCCGATAGCGTTTATACCAACAATCCAGTAGAAGACTGAATCGGTTGGAAGAAACCCTTCCAAGATAAGATGCAATTCTCTTTAGATCAATGGATGCTTTGAGCTTCGGATTCTTTGTAAGATATCGCGTGATAATGGCTTGTTGATGAAAGTGACACATCTGTATAGGGATATCGCCAAATAGGCTGAATAGCCCGCGCTTACCGTCTATAGTGACTGATCTTATTATGAA